TAGCAGCGCCTGACAGGTAGAGGTCTTTGAAGCGTGAGCCACTTGCCCCTAAATCATTTGCGTTATCAGTGTGTGGAAAAAATACCCCAGAAGTGTTCCAGCCAAATCTTTTAGTTCCTCCTGCGGATAGACTGCCTGAAAGAGTTGAGTTGAGTTCAATGTCAGTTCCAGAAACACTACCAATACTACCGACTACTTCTTGATCCTGTCTTACCTCAATTATGTCGCCGTCATTAGTTTTTCGGTTCACAATCAAAGGGGTGGTTTCTGCTGCGCTAATTCCAACTCGACCGTCGTTTAGCAGATATACCATTTCGTTAGCTATGCTTGCGCTTGAATGTCCAACAAGTACGTTGCCGCCTGAGATTCGCATGACTTCTGATGCTGCGCCACCTCCAGACCCAACCATAAACTTAGCTGCACTGTTTTCGCCGTCAGCAACTATATTAAACTGGTAAGCTTGAGAAGATCCGTTTGTGCCTTGTATGCTTAACGTTCTTGAAGCGTCTGCGCCAGAGGCTTTAATCGTGACATTCCCGCTGGCGTCAATGCGCATGCGTTCTGTGCCAGTATCTGCAATCTTTAACGACCCATCAGAATCATCTCTGTCAAAATCCCAGTAACTTGTTGTGCTGTTAGAGATTGCAAACGTGCCTTTGACATCAAGAGTTTTTTGGGGCGAAGCCGTACCAATCCCGACGTTGCCTGCTGACGTGATGCGCATGCGTTCTGTGTCGTTCGCAGACGAACTTGATGTTGAAAATTGAAGGTAAGTGGATTCGCCTACACCTCCTTCAGACCTCATTCTCATCCCGCCTACAACTCCAGCGCCCGCGCCAGAGCCATCAGTTTTTTCAAACTTAAAGCCGCCAATGTATTGATCAGCTCCAAGGCTGGTGTCTGAGCATTTAAGCGTGACAGTGGGTTCATTAGCAGTCGAAAGTATTTGCCCATTTGAATCAATGCGGAGGCGCTCTGTGCCGCCCACAGAAAAACCTAAGTCAGTATTAGAAATGTTAAACATTCCTGTATCTGTATCATCAGCAAAAGTATAAGCTGGTGCAGAAGCTGTACCTCTTTCGCCTTTTACAACACCATCTCCACCTATAGTCAAACCATCAGCAGTCACGCCGCCGGTAACGTCTACGTTGCCGCCAAAAGTAGCACCGCTATCAAATGATGCAAACCCAGCAACTTCAAACGGGTTAGAGGTAGGAGATTTGCCAATACCAACGCGGTTATTCGTACCGTCTAGCTTGATCATGTTGGCGTTGTCAGTTGACTCAACTCGGAAATCTATACTGTTAGAACCCTCGTTAAATACAGCGGCAGTGCTGGTAAAAGATAAGGCACTAACATTGTTGACGCCAATGGACAGTTCTTCATTTGCGGCATCACCTTGAATACTAACGGTGCCATCACCCCACAAAACTTGCTTATCGTCATTTAGCTTGATGTGGGAATTAAAGTTGGCTTGCCCTGCCGCTGACATATCAAGGGTGAGGGCTGTGATTTCACTACCACCGTCGTTACCTTTTATAATGAAATCTTCGTCTGATTGCTCAACTTTCAATACAGCATCAAGGCTGCTATTAGAAATAGTAAAAAATCCTGCGCCACCATCTCTAAATTTGAAGTCTGCACCATCAGCATCAAGAATGATGTCTCCTGCAACGTCTAGTGTTAGGTCGCCAGAGCTTAGGGCAATCGTAGTGCCGTTAATGTTAATGTTATCTACACTTATACCAGCGTCGGCAGTTACTGCTCCTCCAAAAGTTGCGGCTCCAGAGTTCGACATGTCAAAAGTTGCAGCGGTAACTGTACCGCCAGAGTCAGTGCCTTGAATAATTACGTCGCCATCGACTACTGAAGATTTTAGGATCAGGTTATCAACTGCTTTCGAAATAAGACCGTACTGTGTACCACCATCTTTGAAAGCAACCTGACCGTCAGTTTCAGCGTCAAGAGTTATTGTGCCGCCGCTATCAATCTGCACTGTTGTGTCTGCAACAATGTCTAACTGACCGTCTGCGCTTGAGTTGACGTAGATCGCAGCATCACGGAATTGAACCTTCTGAGCGTTTTCAACTTCTATATTGGTTGCGCCAGTAGTGTTACCTGCCGCAAGCACTTCAGACAGCGTGTCAAAAGACCCAACCTGGGAATCAACATACGCCTTGATGCTTTCTGAGCTTGCAAGTTTAGTGGCAGAGGCTCCAGTAAAATCGTCTTCATCAAGCACCGCTGTACCACTGACCCCAGTGTTAAAAACAGGTGAAGTCAGCGTCTTGTTTGTTAGCGTGTCTGTTGTGGCCAGGCCAACCAAAGTGTCAGTAGCGTTTGGAAGTGTGATGATGCGATCAGCGGTCGGGTCTGTGACCGTCAGTGTGGTTTCATGGGCATCAGCCGTTGCGCCCTCGAAAACAATTGAGGCATCAGAAAGCGTTAACCCAGAAGCAATTGGGGACGTTAAAGTTTTGTTAGTCAGGGTGTCTGTTGTAGCTCGACCCACCAGTGTATCGGTTGCATCTGGCAGTGTGATGGTTCTATCCGCAGTTGGGTCAGTAACCGTTAGCGTGGTTTCGTAATCGTTAGCGGTGGCACCTTCAAAGATAATAGAAGCATCAGACAGTGTTAGCCCTGAAACGGTTGGAGTGGTCAGGGTCTTGTTGGTAAGAGTTTGAGTGTGTGCTGCAAACACAAAGGTATCGTCGCCGGTCAGTAAAGGCAGCGTTACCGTTCTATCTGCTGCCAGGTCAGATCCAGCGAATATATACTGGTGATCTGCGGCTGAGTCGTTGATTTGAGGGGTGGTGAGAATCGGGGACGTAAGGGTCTTATTCGTTAATGTTTGGGCGCTGGCAGTGGTTACGGCCTCATACCATGTTCCCAGGCTGCCCCCGTCATCCCGATTCCACCACAAACCGTTTGATTCTGTTATTGCTATTTGACCGTATCGGATTTCACCCGTTGCTGCTGTATCTCGTACCGCAGAGATTAAAACAGCGCGATCAGTTGAAGGTGCGTTAGCACTGGAGCCTTGCAGTGAGTAGAAGCCGCTCTTCTTAAATGCGACAGAGGTAGTATCTGATCCGTCTGTTAGCGAGGTCTTGCCGACGTTTGCGGCATCTGCATCGTCTAAGATTACCTGAACTTGTGCCGTAGTTTGTGTCAGTTGTCCCATTGGTTAGCCCTTCAATACTTGTGCGTCAATAGCCGCGTCAATGATGTCCACCTTTGCATTGGTGGAGGTTTCGACCCTTACAATGATCTCTCTGCATTTGCCTAGAGAGTTGATGTCGATTGTTTTGTTACCGTTTACCGAGACGGTGTTGATAGTTGTAAACGTGATCAAGTCTTTGCTGACCTTGACCGTAACGTCTGTGGCGCTGGAGGTTTCAACGTGCAGCTTGATCTTGTCGATGACCATCTCTGCCCCGCCAACGCCAAGCACTTCAGAGGAGATCAACGGCAGATCCTTTCTGCGCGTCATGTTTGCCCCGTCTTGCTGGAAGTTGTCGTAATCGAGCCGGTATATTTTCTTGTTGATTGCGTGGGCCGCGAGTACCAGGTTGTAACCCTGAACGACGGTGGTGGTCACAAAGTCCTTCTCAAACCAAGAGCCAGAGACAACATGATGGGTCCAGATGATTCCCTGGTTCGGGAAGATAAAGTCAACAAAGTTTTCTTGGTGCAGCGAGTAGCAGCTCACTCTGGCGCTGGTGAAGTCATCGGTGCCGTAGTTGGCCCAAGCCTCTCCAATTGCAGGAACATACAGCGGTTGATGCTGAGATCCGACGATAACGCCTGGCCGTCTGTTGCCATCAATAAAGTAAATCGCGCCGTCAATAGAATCAACTGCGTAGGTGCCGCAAATGCCATGCTGTAACACTGCCTGACGGTCTAATGGTGGCCGCCCTGTGCCGCTCGTAAACCACACCTCAGTGGTCTTTTCTCCGAACAGGTAAAGCAATTGGTTTAGCGAGAAAACGCGCCTAATGTCATCAGGAAGCGCCTCTGCTTGTGCAAAGTCTAGTGCGCTGATGTCTGTGCCGTCGTTTAGCGCAGAAACAACAAAATACCCGTCAGGCTGGTCAAAAATGAATCGTGAGTCCAAGAACGCGACTGACTTTGTAGTAGATAGATCTGTGTCGCTAATCTCGACCAAGCCGCCTGCAACGGTGTACACATAAGCCGATGGGTTGCCACCAGTACAGATTATTAACTGGTTTGCATCCGTAGCCATTACAACAGGGTTTGGCTCATTCGATATGTTGCCCAAAAACACCGCATTACCGCCCGAATCAACAGAGTAAAGCGACGAACCTGTTACCTGGTACATGAGGGCGTTTGGACCATCGACAATGATCCCTCTGTCTGCGCCACCTGGCGTGATTGATACCTCAATGGTGTTGCCATCGGCATCAGTGAATATCGATGCGTTTGTATCTGTAAGAGGCTCACCTGTACCTAAGAAGTCAGCAAAAGTAACGTATCCAGGCACCTGCCTGTATCCCCGCAATGTGTGCGGGTAAATGTTGAGCACTTGCTGTCGGTTAGCATCGAGCCTGGTGCTGTTGTAGCTCGATTCTAGTTGGACATCTGCTCTCATATATCAGTATTCACATCGTAGTTTGATTGATGGAACGTGAACGCTAGGTCCGACATATCAACAGAGATGTCGATGCTGATGTCGCCCTCAAGCCGGTCCTTTGTTTCTTGTGCAATCACAAAAACAACCTGCGAGGGATCGATACCGAAGTCGCTTGAGATCTCGACGGCCAGGTTGTAACCGAGCGCCCGAATTGTTCCATGTGGAACATCTAGTGTTTCAGTCAAAGTCGTAGGTGCAGGGATGTTGCAAAGCCCATCCTCGCCCCACTCAGAAATCATGTTCTGCAACGCAACAAACACATCTGCGTTTTTATTTGCGTCGTCAGTAGAAAAAGTCACCCCAGAGGTTCTGACACGAATCAGGGAGGTGGCCCTGTCAATTATGTTTTGGGGTGTTGCCATGTCATCTCCAAAAAAAAGAAAGGGGGCCGAAGCCCCCGATCAAGAGCGGTCTTAGTTAATACCTACTCGTGCAGCAAGCTGCGGTCTGATTGCTTTGTAGCCATAGAGGACATCGATCCTGCATGGGTACTTGTCGTCAGAGATTGTGTAGTCACGGATTACGCGCATTGAGATGCCGTCCATAACTTCACGGGCCGCAAAGTCAACGCCTTGTGGCAATACCAAGTCAGCAGTTGCAAAAGCAAATGCGTTCTTGCTGAATGCCAGCGTTTCTTGCCAGTCTGCACTCGCGCCACCGCCAACTTTAGAGATCGCAGCATTGTCAGCAGGTGATCCGCTAACATTTTGACGACCGCCAGAGGCAGTGATTGAGGGAGAGACAGCAACCGACGTTGCAGATGTTCCAGAGTCGCTGGTTACAACAAACTGCTGAAGTACACCTGTGTCTGCCTTAGTTTCAGGGTGGACACGGTTAACGCCTGCGATGGTGATGATGTCACCTTTCAGGAACGTCGTTGTGCCGCCATCTACAGTCAAGCTTGCGCCAGTCTGTGATGCACCGTTGACCAAGTAGCCAGTAGTTGCAGCAGCAGTACCAGTGGTGTGAACAGGCATGAGAGTGTTCTCAAAGTGCTCAAAACCAGCGATCTTGCCCAACTGACCTTCTTTGTACTGCTTGCTGATGCTTGAAGAATCTTGGAAAAGACCCTTGGTATCGGCCAGCATGTCTACAACAGACTGTGGGTTGTGCAAGTAGCTGCGGTCGCCATAAGGCGCAAGGCTGTCAGTCAATAACTTCTGTGCCTGGGTAATGTTTGCAAAAGAGTTTGCAGAACCTACACCGTTGTAGAAGTTATAAACGTCCTTGTACATAGACAATGCGTCCGACTCCATGTTGGCAGCCAATACAGACATTGCAGGCTCAAGGTATCGGGCCTTGAACTCGTCAATGTGCATCGTTAACTCTTCAGATGAGAACGTGAAGTCCACACCTTTTTGAGTGTCTACGGTTAAAGTTTCAGAAGACTCATCGATGTCCTGAGTGCTGAGAGCTGCGCCACTACGGATAGTGAACTCGTTTGGTAAACGGACCTTGAGGTCGTTACCAATCTTTGCGCCGGTCTTTGCATACTGGTCGTCGTACTGAGTGTTGATGTTGCTCACGAAATTCAATTTCTGATGAAGAATAGCGAGAGCTTCTTTTGTGATGACACTAGGTGTCAGAAAGCTATTAGCCATGAGTTGCCTCGATTATTTTCTGTACCCCCTAAACCTGGCGTACTCGGCTGGAGTCATCTTGTCGGGGTCTTTCTCGACCTTTCCAGATGCCCTGACGGGTTTCGCTGGTGCTGGGGCGTTGGATGTGGTGACAGGTCTGTTTGGCGTGAGCGCTTGAGATAACCGGCCTAGTTCCATCATTGCCATCCCAGGTGCCATCGCATTAATTGCTGCGGCCCTTTGTGGGTTTGATGCAAGGTGGTATGCCAGTGCTGGGCCATTCTCAGACAATATGATTGCCTGTTGCATGGCTTCACCCTGGACAAAACTAGGTGCGCTGACCTTGGCCATAAAATCTGGCTGCTCAGACGCAAATGCCTGCGAGCGTTCTTTGAAGGCATCGACAGTTGCTTGGTTGGCTTGTTGTCGAAGGTGTTCGACTTGTAGCCTTTCCTGCTGCGTCATTGCCTGCTGAACAGTTCGCTGGTTCAAAGCGGCGTTGTATTGCACCACGGCCTGCTGGTAAGCATTTTGGTCGTAATCAAAGTCCTCTAGCTGCGGAAATGTATCCGTTTGCGGGAGGTTCTGATTCATCCTCTGCTCAAGCAGATTGGCGCGTTGCTCGGCCTCTTTGGCTCGTTGCTCTGCCTCTCGGACTTGTCGTGTTTTTTGGTTGATCCGCTCTTGGAATGAGTTGCGTTTCTTTTGCACCTCTTCCTCAGATTCGACGGGATCAGCGTCGGATGGCTCTGTTGCTTCTACAGCTTCAGAGGTTTCGCCCGAAGGCTCTTGAGTCTCTTGAACGGTTGACTCGGGTTCCGGTGACACAGTAGTGTCGTCAGCTATTGCTGCATCAGTCATGAGTTCGTCTCCACGAATTTTCCCCACCAGAACGAAAAAACCGCCACTAGGGCGGTCTTTACTCAGGGCGGTGGGTTTGCCCTAGTAACAGTGAGTCGGCACTGTTAAACCGAAAAAATTTACGTTGCGGGTGGCGTATTTTCTTCTGGAACTAATACCGTTCCTGCGCCAATGGCAGCGGCTAATCCGTATAGCGGTGCGTTGCCTTTTATAAAATCCTCAAGCGCTTGCTGTTTTGATACCTTGTTGCGCTCTGCGGTTCTGTTAACTACATCGTCAAACACTTGTAGGAACGGCCTTGCATCTGCAACACCAGTATCTGCGCCCATCCATACGCTGGCTTGGAACTGAGCTGGACTCATATTCATTTTGTCTGCCAGCTCTGATTGGAACTCTTCCAGGTATTTGTATTGGGTTTTTGATGGGGATTTTTTAAACTTAGGATCTCCCACAATTGCAGAGAAGTTGTGGGTATCCAGTGTCATTGGCTCAAAATTGCCTTTTAAGTTTTCGGCAAAGCTTGATACTTTTGGCCGGTTCAACGCCTCAAAAGAACCGCCGTCTTTTAAGTCTTGCAGCATGTAGTCTTGAGTCTTGTGCGCAAGGTGGCCATAGCCTGGTGGTAAGTCAGAGTTTTCTAGGCCAGCAAAAGGTCTGCCTTGCTGCTCCAGGTTTCTAAGATACGATGCCCTTCTTACATTCGAATCGACTCTCGACCTTGGACTTGTTGCGGCCAAGAAATCGACGTACCGATCAAAATCAGCAGCGCCTTTGTCTGCCCCAGATACCGACATAAATTCTTCTTTGAGTGGAGCCAAGTTGTACCATCCTCTGCCTCCTACCTGCTCACCCTTTTTGGCGTACTCCATCATCCTCTTGCCAGTTTCTTTTGTAAGCAGTGGTTCTAAATTTTCCGGTCTGCCTCTTGGCGGCTCGTAGCGCTCCATTGCAACCTGCTCTCGGATGTTTGGCATCTCGTCTAAATTTGATAAGTTTAAATTTCCAGCACCTGCTTTCCTTCCTGGGTTAGCTGCCGATGCTATGCCAAGCGCTGCTGCTGCCATTGCGCTCCCAGCCTCGTTTCCAAAAGTTTCTTGCAACTTAGGAACAACAGTTGAATTAAAAAACTCACCTGCCTCATCCAAACCTATTGCTTGCGCGATTTCGTCAAATGCTTGAGCAATTACCCTAATACCTTCTTTTCCTTCTGGAGTTCTAGGGTTGAATGTCATCGCCTGCTGGACTCGATCAATGTTTTCTGGATTTCCTGTTAACAAAGCTGCAATACCTGAAACTGGTTCCGCAACCGTAGCACTGGCGATTGTTGCAGCAGGCTCCAATACTCCTGCTATTCTGTTTTCTTCGCGGGGTCGTAACAGAGTTTGAAGGCGAGGTGATGCAGGCATTAGGCCATACCGCCTTGGTACGGGGCGAAGGTCTGCAAGCCAGTAGTTGGGTCAACAACAATGCGATACATGGCACCATCACGGCCTCTGACAGCTTGCTGCTGACCTGGTTGCGCGGGTGGTTGCTGCATAGCCATTTGATTGCCCATCGGCATCTTCATACCGCCAGGCATTGCTCCCATCTGTCCAGGCATTTGAGGGCGTGGCATTTGAGGTGCCTGCCTGCGTGGCATTGGGGGCTTCATTTGTTGAGGAACAGCGTTGCCAACTGGGTTGGGGCTTGGTCGTTGAGCCGGTGCTCTTCCAGCAAGCATTTGCGCGATTGCGTTGTTCATTTCTTTTTCCCGTACTTAACTTTGACGTTCTTCTTCTTCGCTGCCTTCTTGGCTGCGGCGATACCGGCTGGCTTGTAGCTAAAGTGCTTGTTTCCTACCCTTGGCATGATTACTTCCTTTTCTTGGCAGTCTTTGCTGCTTTCTTGAACGCCTTAGCGGTAGGTGCGCCCCGTGATCCAGGCCTTCTCATTGACTCGCCGCTGCCTGACTTGATTCTCTTTCGCTTGGCGTGAATGTTTTTGTACAAGCTCACTTAGCTTCTCCTTGATTTAGAACCTGAGCACTTCCAGCGCTTTCTCGATAGCCTGAGAGGGCTGTTCGGGTTACGTGCTGCCTTTGGGTGCGAACGCATCTGGCCTGCACTTCTGGCGCAGTAGGAGTCACCCTTCTTGGTGCCTGGCTTTACCTTTGCGCCCTTCTGGCCATAACTAACCTTTCGACCACCGCTGGTCCGTTTGACTCTGGCTTTCCCTGCTGCTGGCCTCATTGAATTGGCATCCCTACTGTCTGACGTAACCGCATCGCTGCAATCCGTTGCGCTTCTAAGTCCTGCTGTGCCTGGGCAAGTTCTAACTGCTCAACCTGCGCCTTCACCGTGTTCAGCATGGTCTTGCTCTCACGTTCCTTGGCCATTGCTTGCTCGTTGGCTACCTCTGCCTGCTTCATGGCCAGTTCCATCTGCATAGCCTGGGCCTTCATCTGCTGCTCTTGCTGCTGCGCTTGAGAGATCTTCTGCTGCTCTTCTTCGTTAGGCTCTATCACGCCCTGCTTGATACCTGCCTTGCGTACACGCTCAACCAGTTCATCAGCGCCAACAAGGTCAAGCGACTTGAAGTAGATGTCTGCACCGAGCTGCGCCATTTGTGGGTTCTGACCAAACAAGGTGCCGAGCTGCTCTGCTGTCTCAGATCTGCGGGTTGAGAAGCTTGGTCCAGTTGTTACCTTGATGTCGTAGTGGCCTCGGTTGAGGTCGTTGATCATGACCGTCTCGCCGGTCTGTAAGTCGAGCTGAGGCTTGTTGATGACTTTGATCTCTTCGGCATCGTCCTCGCCCAGAATCCTGATCTGTCGCTCTGTGTCGTAGATCTTGGGGATCATGTCGATAAAGATCTCGCCGGTGTACTTGATCGACTCAACCAGTTCATCAACAAACTCATAGGTGGCGATATTGCCTTGCAGTTGTCGCTCCCTGATTGCTCGTCCAGAGGTTTCGTTACCTCTTGCGCCCAGGCTTGCGTCAAAGATCCCTGTGGTGCTCTTGATGTCGTCCGAGCTAATCTGTACGTCAGTCAGCAAAGCGCCTGATGGTTGTGCTGGCGGCTCTCTAAATGGCTTCTGTCCCTGGTCAAAGTTAAACAACAACACAGGGTCGTTAGAGGTCATCAGGTTGCGGTATCGGTCTTCATGACCTTTGATCATTGCCGGTGTAGCCATGAGCGGTTGCTTAGGTTGCAGCGCTGTGACCTCGATGGCAGTCGATCGAGAGTAGTTGTACATCCGCTGTGCGTCTTTCGCCTTGCGAACCAACCCGCGAGTCAAGAACTTGCCGTTGATATTGGTGGTCTTGCCAAGCAGAGGCACGAGCGGAATATAGCGCCCAACGCACTCATACTCTTCAAGCACTTCCAAGCCGGTGATCTTGAACCGCTCAAGCTTGCGACCCTCAACGATGCGCTCGTTTGTAATCGTCACGCCCTTGAAGTTTAGCTCGTCAATGATTGGCTCAATGTCTGCGTAATCAACCACCTCACCCGTTGATAGCTGCACCAATCGTCGCTCTTCCATCACGATGCGGTAATAGTCTGCGACTCGGATCGTGTCCTCGTTGATCCAGGTCTTCATGTTGCCGGTGCTGTAGAAGTCCTCACCCACGCCAGTCTTGGCCTTGGGATACATGCGCTCAAACTCATCCTTTTCGATGTCGTCGAACATGAACGCATACCGACACTCTTTCATGTCTTGTATCTGAATGATTGGATCAAACAACACGCTAAACGGGTTCTTGATCTCACGCAGGATGATGTCCTGGTTCATGCTGATATCGTCTTGGTAATCGTGGTCGATCATCCAAACGCCCCAGCCACCCTTCACACTGAACTTAAATGCAGTCTTGTAGGCTTTGTTGCCTCTCTGCTCGATCTGCCTGATCAGTCCCTCGTAGATCTCCGCAACGTCGTTGTCGCCCTCTTCTGCGCCACGTACCTTCACACCAGGTAGCATCTGCAACTGCTGACCAACAACCTGATCAACAGCACTGGATAGCTTGTCAAACGTCAGGCATGGGCGATTGATACGCGCCTGGCGCACTGCGTCTTCCCACTGACCGTCCTCGCTATCAACAAACTCTATATCTTCTAGGGAGTCGTTGTAGCAATACGACCAAGAGTCAGATGCCGTGTCGAAGCGATCCATAGCCTCGTCGATAATGGCCTGCTTTTTCTTTGGTGATCTGTTTACCATTCTGATGAAAAGTCCAATTCAACCTCCGCAACTTCTTCCTCGTAACCTTGCGCGAACATGCGAAAAGCATCAGCGCCGTTAGAGGCCCAGTTGTGGAGTGGGTTTTGTCGGAACGTGTCGTAACGCTCGTCCCAAACATATTGATAGTTTGCCAAGGCATTCAGCCCTGTCTCGCATCGCTCTGCGTCAAAGAAGCACTTGCTAAACATGTCCCTGACCATCGCAATGCCGTTCTCTACACTGTCGATTCGTGGCACTGTGTGGGTCGGAGAGACGCCAAGGCCTTCTAGTATCTCTCGCCTTGATCGGTTGCCTGCACCTAACACGCGGTGCTCTGCGTCATGAGGCAGGTAATGTGTGCCGTACATGTAGTCTTTATCCCGCAGCACGTTAGCGTAATGATCCAGGTCAACCAGTCGGTGCTCGTAGTAATCGATGAACCGATAGGCCATCCCGATCTGCTGCATAAACCAGATCGCAGTAGTGTCGTTGCGGCCCAAGTCCCAAAACGTGTGAACAGGTGCAGATTCAACTGGCAACCAGGTTATCCGCTCGTCATCCCTGGCCTTCTTCAGTTGCTTGGCGTAGATAGCGCCATCAGCAAACTGCTTCAGCTCTCCCTCATAAACGTGCAGATACTCTTCGTAATCGTAGTCCTTGAGGCGCTGCATCTCGTCTTTGAGTGGTTGCGTGACCCAAGGGTTATCACGCCAGCTAACCTTCTTGACCACCGCATCATCCGCAGGCTTATTCATCACGAACCTCTGGTACACAGGATCGCTCTTTAGTGCAGGATTGAAGCTTGCCCATATCTCGCTGCCCTCTTTCCGAATCGTTGGAATCAGCAACCGCCATGAGTTCTCACTCACCGTCGATGCTTCCTCGATCCAGCAGATATCTATGCTCTCAAGCGATTTCAAGCTCTCAGGGTTTGCGTACAGTCCAGAGAAGATGATCTGGGTGCCGTTGATGCCCCTGATCTCGTTCTGCTGTATCTGGTAGAAGCTCGAAAGGCCAAGCGCCTTGATGCGATCAGCCAACAGGTTGTGAACCGAGTCCCTAATGCTTCTCTGGATCTCTCTGGCGCAAAGTATGCGTTTAGGCTTAGTACCGGCACCAATAAGCAGCAAAGCCGTAGCAAAGGCCCAACTCTTACCTGAACCGCGACCGCCCCAATAGATCTTGTATCTGTGCGGCTCGACTAGCTCTTTGAAAGCTTTGGGCAGGCTTACGCTATTCCCAGTTGATTTCGTAGGCTGCGATTGCAATTGGGGCATCTTCATCGCCTGTGTGTTCAACAGACTTCAGGTCTGGCAGATACTTAGAGATAAGCTTCAGCTTGGTATCAAGCACAACCTTGTAGCGAGCCAAGTCTTGCTGGTCTAGGTCTTTCCGCAGATCCTTGATTTCATCCAAGATATCAACGACATGCTGAACATGGCCCTGGGCACTTAACTGCTCTCTGAGCGCTTCTTTGCGAACCGATCTATTCTTGTTCGCTGCTGTCGTTCCCATCTTCTTCTACTTCTTCAAATTCTGGGCTGAGTTCAGCGACCTTAGCCATAGCAGCCGCCAAGCGACCGGCGAGGATGACGTTCTCGTTCTGAGCAGCATTGCGTTGCTCTGCCAAGAAATTCAGCCTGCCATTAATTTCATCAAGGTTGATTTGGTTCTCCACCAGTTTTCTCCTCAGTTGGTTGATCGATACTCGGGATTGTTCGCAATCACCGTCATGTATTGGGTTTCTTGTTTGCCGTCTGCGTAGGTCGCAGTAACTTTTACTACGCCCTGGCCGCTCGATGTTGAGCTGACGTAGAAAGTCGCCACGCCACTAGAGACGCTAGGGGTTGTGATAGTTAAGGCCCGTGAGCCTTTTGATTCTGCACTGACTGAGGCCACAGAGGTGCCACGATCACTGGCGCTGACGGAAAAATCTACGACGTATGGGATGT